AAGATATCGAAGAAGATTAGATACCAGTTTTGCCCGCCTACGGGCGGGCACGCACAAAAGGAGGAGCGGCTATGAGCAGAAACGAAATGATAGATTACATAAAATCAGAGATTAACAATTTGACAGACGCTGAGATCGAGATTATTCGCGATTGTTTTTTATCATGGCTATCTGCCCAGCCAGAAACGCCAGCGCATCCGTAGGCAAATCATCCAAATTTTCCAATATTTCCCTTTTCCATTTAGCGGCTTCGCCGTCGCTGCTTGGGAAAGGGAAATTTTTTGCATTTAGTGGGTAGTCATCCGCCCCAGACTTTCCGGGTTCGACAGGCGCACATTCTTCGTCTCCCCCGTTAATCAGATATTCAACAGATATATGAAAATACTCAGCAATTTTTTGAAGAGTTTCGTATCTTGGGGTTAAACCGCGTTTTTTCCATGTGGTGGGCGTTGCGTTACTTAGCCCAATTTCTAGCGCAACTTTATTGCATGTAACGCCATTTTCGTCGCAAAGCTTTTTGAATTTGTCATAAAACATAGTCGTCTTGCGCTCCATTTTTGTGCAAAACGCCAAATCTGACTTTTGTTAGCTGCTCGCACTTGACACGCTAACAAAAGTTAGCTATAATAGCGATACACCTAAACAAGTTTAGGCACCTGGCGTTTCTGGACTTATTATCAACTGGCACTTATATTCTAACCCAAAACCTAACCAAAGTCAACAAAAATAAGGAGGTGAACGACATGCCTGCACAATGGACCGCTGAGGTAGTGGGCGACATGCATCTAAATGGAATTACTGCGAAGCAGCTTGCAGTAGCCATCGGGTGGAACCCCAAATATCTCAGTCAAATCCTCAATGGGCACGTGATGTCTAAGCACGCCGAAGCGAAGGTAAGGGCTGCGCTGCAAACTCTGATTGCAGATGCGTGCGACGCCCACAATCAGCCCTCCCGCACCTAATCTTACCACACCCCACTCATCCGCACAATCCTAAATTAGTTCTCGTGCAGAAACACAGCACCTCAGGAAAGGAGATGGCCACTACATGTTAACCACAATTTTGGGCCTAGCCGCTGCCATTTGTGCAGTCGGCTGGATCAAAAACCACGTTAGCCTACTGGCTATATGCCATTACATGACCACAAAGAATTGCCCGCCCCCATCTGATGCAGAGATGAAGGCGAGCAGCGAGTATGTTGTTAGCAAGCTCCTGAAGATCAAGTAAGGCCGAATTGGTGCTTAATCATTTGCGCGACCACGTTGGAAGCGATCTGCACTATCGCATTTAATGATGTCGCTCCGACTTTCCCCGCAACATCCTTGACTCCGGACCAGATGGTGTCTTTTCGGATGTTCGCAAGAAACTCGTGGCCTGCAGGTGTTAGATCACGAATAGTATACGTGCCAAGCAAGTCGGTTTTTGCCTGGTACAAAAAGCCGGATAAATCGCACTGACGGACATGATAAAGCACTTCGCTCTCGTTGTATGGCTGCAAGCGGCTATAGTTCGGGCCGGGAATTGATACGCCCCTGCCTATGTCGCAGCCTTCCTCTACGGCCAACAAGATGTCCCGTACACAGTCTGGATTTAGTTTCATTATCTCATCTCCTTTCTTTTTCTAGATTTTACCACAAGTAAGAGGGAGATTCAACTGTACCGCAATCACCAGAAGGAGGTGACCCCCAACATGCCCCGAACCAAACTAGGTGCCACCGAATACGCCATCTCCGACTTCCAGCGAGAGATCCGGATGAAGATGGCCTACTACGACTTAGATCAAAAAAATCTGGCCCGTAAAGCCGGCATAGACCCATGCACCCTATCCCGGCGGCTCAAAGATCCCAAAAGGATCACTCTGTCGGAGTTGGAGGGCCTGCACCGGGTGCTGCACCTGGATTTGGCGATGATTTTGCCGATGTTTGGGGCCGCCAGAAAGGACTTGAAGGCATGAAATACCACACCTACGAAGTCCACACCGAATCCCCTGACGGCCTAGTCCGCACCCACACCGTCCGAGCCACCAGCGCAGAGCATGCGGAGCGGATGATAAGGCGGATATTGCCGGAGGGGTGGAGGATAATCGGCACTGTGTGCCAATTCAAAAAGGAGGAAACAAAAAATGGACGCTACTAAAATCCAAGAGGCCCGGAGGCTGGCAAATGCTTTAAGGATCTGCGCAGACGATGAGCAGGAATGCACGAACTGCCCGGGATCCAGATCGCACCGGCAGGCTGCGGCGGGACAGCGAGATGCTGGCGCGAGTCCTGGCTGCAGTTACGGCAGTGACATACGCGGAGAGTGAGCGTCCCATGTTTGATGCCATTGTGTCGTACTGGCGCCAGGGGCGGCGGGCGGACTCTCCGATCGAGCGCATCGCCCTGGATGATTATCGAAAGGAGTGCCACTACCGCGTCCGACCAAACAATCTTGATGGTAGGCGGGAGATCATCTGCCGGGTGGCACTACTGCTTTTGGAGGACGTGTACCCAGAAACCCAAAAGGAGGCGAAAACAAGTGAAACCGCTCAGCGATGAAATGAACATAGCCTTTATGAACCATCCGAAACGGCTGGAAGCTCAAAAAGAGCTGGATAAGATAGTACATCACATTTCCGCCGACATCAAAGCAGATGGAAACGCTATGTACTACCTCACCGTACTCCCACCGCTCCTCAAGCAGCTAGAAGCCGCGATAGAAAATCTTAATATCGTAGAGGCAAAAATATTGATGGAGGTGACAACCAATGACCAGGATTGATGCCGTCCGCCAACTCCAATTCCTCCGCCAGGACGCCCTGGCCAAAGCCCATCCCCAGAGCCGCCTGGCAATCCAGGAGTATCCGGACGCCGGCACCGCTGCCGATGATGTGGCCGCCCTGACGATGGCCATCAAGGCCTTGCAAGCCCCACGGCAGGATACGCCCATTTGGGCGTGCGTGTTGTGGTGCATTGCGGCTGCTGTAATCGGCATTGCCTGCATGGTTTACGCCATGGCGTGAGGGGGTGACAACATGCGATCAACAGATATCCGCAAGCTCCCCGGCGGCGATGCCCTGTATCAACGCTGGGTAAATATGCGCCGCAAGCCCTGTGACGATGCATGGGCCAGATTCCCGGCGTTTTACGCCTGGATCCGGGCGCAGGGCTATGGCGCCGGCGATCACATCCCCAAGATCAAGCTGCTGGATGCCAGCAAGCCCTATGGGCCTGCCAATTGCACTTTTGCAGCCCCTGAGCGCAAAACTCCCAAGCCGGGCGATGTCGAGGCGGCCAAGGAGTGGGACCTTGCGGTAAGTGCCTTCCGGGAGCGCCTGCGTATAGCCTCCCGCTACAATCCTGGGGCGATCCAGCGGATGCTGGATAATAAGCCTTGGGCAGCAAAAAAGGCCGCCCCCGGGAGTACCAGTCCCGAGAGCGGCAAAGGAAACGATTGCGAATCCATTATAGCAGCGGAGGGAGCGTGAGTCAATGGCGGAGATTAAAACTCACGCGGAGTGGCTGCAGGCCCGGATGCGGGGCATCGGTGCCAGCGAGGCCAGCGCAATCGTCGGGCAGAATCCCTATATGTCCAACGTGGATCTGTGGCGGATCAAGGTTGGCCAGCGGCAAGCCGCCGATATCAGCAATAAGGCCTGCGTAGCCTATGGCCATGCCGCCGAGGGTCCAATCCGGGAACTATTTGCCCTAGACTACGCCGATACATACAGCGTGGCCTATGGCGGCGAATTTGATATGATCCATAATCCGGAGCGCCCCTGGCTGTTTGCCACCCTAGATGGGCGGCTGGTGGAGCTATCCACCGGCTGCCCCGGCATCCTGGAGATTAAGACTACCGAAATCCTCCGCTCTATGCAGCGGGAGAAATGGCGGGACAAGATCCCGGATAACTACTACATCCAAATCCTGCATCAGCTCCTGGCCACCGGCTGGGATTTTGCCGTACTCCATGCCCAGCTCAAGCGGATCTGGGATGGCGAAATCCGGACGGAGCGGAGATCTTACCGGATCAACCGGGAGGATGTGCAAGATGATCTGGATTACCTGCTGGAGCAGGAGATTGCATTCTGGCAGATGATCCAAGAGGGCCGGGAGCCGCCCCTGCTGCTCCCGGAAATATAGGAGGGAATAATTATGGAAAAACGGAATCTTGTGCAAGTCCAATACCGGGGCCGCCGCTCCGGCAAATTCGAGGGCGATTCGTATACCTACGTTGCGGACGTGCCCCTGGAGGTGGGTGATATCGTCAATGTGCCCACCAAGTACGGTGAGTCGGAGGCCCGGGTTTGCCGGATCAATGTCCCTGAGGAGGATATCCCAGCCTGGTGCGGCAGTCTGAGGCACATCACCGAGGCCGCTGTGCCCCAGGATATGTTCTCCGAATTTTTTGCTTAGGAGGTGCAACCGGTGGAAATCCAAATTTTTAATCCCACGCAAGCCCAGCCGCTGCCGGAAATCAGCTGGAACTATGCAGAGCTCAAGCAGCAACTGGAAGCCGGTCTGGCCAGCTACAAAGGCCTGGCATACGGCGATGATCAGATCGGAGAGGCCAAAAAGGACCGGGCCAGGCTGAATAAGCTGGCCGATGCTATTGATGGCAAGCGGAAGGAAATGAAGTCCCTGTATCTGCGGCCCTACGAGGCCTTTGAAGCCCAGGCAAAAGAGTTGGTTGGCATGGTCAAGGCCACGGTCAAAGAGATTGATGATCAGGTCAAGGCCTATGAGGCCACCAAGAAAGAGGAGAAGCATCAGTCCATCTTAGAGCAATATCATGCCATGATTGGCAACCTGGCGGAGCTGGTGCCCTACGAAAGGTTGCACAATCCCAAGTGGCTGAACGTCAGCGTCGGTATGGGTGCCATCTGCCAGGAGCTGGGCAATAAGATCGATCGGATCACTGCCGGGCTGGCAGTCATTGATAGGCTGCAGCTGCCCCCGGAGCTGGCAGGGCCGGTAAAATCCACTTTCTTAAAGGATTTTGATTTGGCCGCCGCCTTAGCCGAAAAGGATCGGCTGCAACGCCAGCAGGAGGAGCTGGCCCGGTATGAGGCGGCGAAGGCCGCCCAGGCGAACCAGATGCCCCCTGCGGCCCCCATGGCTGCGCAGAGCGCCCCAGAGCCGGAAGAGCCGCCTGCGGTGGAAGAGATTTTCGTCCTGGACTTTCGAGTCCGCGCCACCCGCGCCCAACTCCAGGGGCTGAAGCAAGCAATGATCAATCTGGGCATCAAGCCCGAAAGGATTTAAGGAGGATTGCAAAATGGCAGTAACAAACTCCCTGCGGAAACCGCAGGAGAAGAAAAGCACTCAACTGGTCAGCTTCCAGGCTAACGGAGCGACGGTGGAGTTGTCCCCCCAGATTGTCCGGGATTACCTGGTCAGCGGGGACAAAGAGCGAGTCTCCATGCAGGAGATCGTCATGTTCATCAATTTGTGCAAGTTCAACGGGCTGAACCCGTGGCTCCGGGAGGCCTACTGCATTAAGTATGGCAACGAGCCCGCCACGATGGTCACCGGCAAAGAGGCTTTCGAAAAGAGGGCGGAGAATCATCCCCAGCACGATGGTCACAGAGCCGGGATCATCGTTTATGACGAAGAAACCGGGGAGTTGACCTATAGGGTTGGCGCGTTCTACATCACCGGGGAAAAAATCGTTGGCGGATGGGCAGAGGTGTATCGCAAGGACCAAAGGCAGAGCACCCGAGTGGAAGTGCCGTTTGATGAGTACGCCGGGCGAAAAAAGGATGGCACCCTGAACCGCCAATGGGCCGCCAAGCCCGCCACGATGATCCGAAAGGTGGCTCTGGTGCAAGCTTTGCGGGAGGCCTTCCCGCAGACCTTCGGTGGCATGTATGATGCCGATGAGGTTGGTGTGGATTCCGGGGTGCTTGACGCATCACCCATCGCGCCACCGACGCCGGACACCATTGATGCGGATCCTACCACCGGCGAGGTAGTTGCCCCTGGCACCTCTGCAGATGATCCTACATCCAACTTTTTTGACGCATAAGAGGAGGAGCCAACATGAATGAACTTTGCAAACACGCAAGCTACCGGGATAAGCTTGAAGAACTATGCGCAGAAAGCAACCTGACCTACAGCCTGCAGCTTAACCGCTACCCCTGTACCCTGACTATCAAGCCAGTAGGAGGGATGGATGCACAAATCTCTATGTTGGAGGATGACGCCGCCAACTACATCAGTCCGGATGCGTCAATTGTTTTCGCGTTCGTGGATGGAGATTTGACCATTAGGACTTCCGAAACCTTCACAATTGATGATTCCCTCCTGCAGAAAATCAAGAACCTATTCAAAAACTTGTACACCACATGGACGCAGTATTTCTTCCGGGATGCGATGGAGCGTGGCATTCGCCCCGCCGCTGCAGATCCTCAGAGGGATAGCGAGGCCACCCCTGAGGCCGCAGAGGCCGATTTTGACGAGTTTTTCGAGGGTGAGCCGAATGATGCCGAGGATTGATCGTACGGCAGGAGGCGGGCATAGGCCCGCCTCCACAGGGAGGATGTGAGGGTATGGCATGGATAGAGGTGCACCAAAGCCTCAGAGAGCACCGGAAATTGTACTCCTGTGCGGATGACTTGGACATAGAGCCGGTGCTGCTATTAGGGATGCTGGTATCCCTGTGGCTGTGGGCGCTGGATAATACCCCGGACGGCGGATTAGATAACATCTCCAATCGCACCATTGCCAGAGCAACCAGATGGCCGGAAAAAAAGGCTGACCAACTGATGACGGCACTGATCAATAACGGCTGGATCGACCGCTCCGAATCCGGCGGACTTGCGCTGCATGACTGGAGTGAGTACGGCGGAAAACTTACGGAACGCCGCGCCACAGACCGCGAAAGAAAGCGGCGCAAGAATGCGGAAGGGCGAAAGAATTCCGACGGAATTCCAGCGGAAGAAGATCGGAATGGAAGCGGAAATCCGTCGCTACACTACACAACACTACAGAACACTACAGAACACCAGACTCCAGTATCTCCTGACGGAGCTACTGGAGGGGACGCATGCGGGCCTGACGGCCCGGCGGCACCAGCTGTTGACTATAAGGCCATCCAGGCTATGTACAATGCCACCTGCATATCGCTGCCGAAGTGCAAAGTCTTGTCGGACGCCCGGAAAGGTGCCATCCGGGCCAGAATGCGGGCCGGATACACGCTGGATGATTTCCAGGCCCTATTCGCAAAGGCTGAAGCCAGCGCCTTCTTGAAGGGCTCCAACAAGCGAAACTGGTCCGCAGATTTTGACTGGCTAATTGCCGATGCCAACATGGCCAAAGTCCTGGATGGCAAGTACGATAGCCAGGCCCAGGGCCGCCAGGAGCAGCCCCAGACTAACAACCCGTTCTTGCGAATGCTCCAAGAGGAGGGCGAACTATGACCAAGGCAGAGACAGCAAAAATCATGGCCACCCTATGGGCAGCTTACCCAGGATTTTACTCCAAGGCCGGCAACGGAGATCAAGCGGCGGCTGTGGAGCTGTGGCAAAAGTGCTTCGAGGCAGAGCTCTATGAGCTGGTCAGCGCTGCCGTATATGCGCTGATCAAGGTCCGCCCCAACTCCTACCCACCGGCCATTGGCGAAGTCACCGCGCAAATCCAGCGGCTTACTAGGCCAAATGAGTTGACGGCCATGGAGGCCTGGAATCTGGTAGCCAAAGCGCTCAGAAATAGCGCCTACGGCTCTGAGGAGGAATTTGCCAAGCTCCCGCCGGCTGTGCAGCGAGTAGCCCATAGCCCATCCCAACTGCGGGAGTGGGCACTGATGGATGCAGACACGGTGCAATCTGTGGTAGCGTCCAACTTCCAGCGGGCCTATACTGCCCGCCAGAAGAGCGACCGGGAATTTGAGGCGTTGCCCCCGGCGGTGCGGAAATACGTAGCCGCCCTGACGGAGGGGGAGAGCATACTGAAGAGGCTGGAGGGATGAGTATGGCAGAGATCAAGTACGTAATCCCATTGAGTCCCATCACCAAGAAGAACAGCCAGCAGATCATGACCAACAAGGCTACAGGGCGGCCCTTTATCATGCCGTCCGCCAAGTACCGGCAGTACGCAAAGGATGCAGCCCGGTTCCTGACGCCGAAACCGCCCCGCCCCATAGACTGCAGCCTTAACATCCGCTGCTTGTTCTACCTGCCAACCCGGCGGCGCACGGACTTGACCAACCTGCTGGAGGCAGTTGACGACATACTGACGGATGTTGGTATCATCGCCGATGACCACTACGGCATCGTGACGGGGCACGACGGGAGCCGATGTTTCTGGGATAAGGACAATCCCCGGACGGAGATTTACATCACAAAAATGCCAGCGGACGAACAGCTGGCGATGGAGGGAATGGCATGAAATTTGCGGAAAATGGCCAGCGCCCCAGCGGGCACTGGGAAACGGCGGCCGGCACATCGGGCAGACTCATTGGCCGGTATCGGTGCTCCTACTGCGGAGAATGCCGGGAACTGGCTACAGCAACGCTGGCAAAGTACAAGTACTGCCCCAACTGCGGGGCGGCGATGAGTGGAACGGCGGAAAAAGGGATTTTGCACGAATGTAAATACAAGCATCCGGACTGCCTTTGCAACCGGTGCAGGCGTGATTGCGACGACTGCTGCCTTTATGGCGGCAACGGCGATTGCCCGATAAGCGAGTGCAGTAGTTTCGAGCCGGAGGAGGTGCCATCAGATGGCGAAAAAGCGTAAGCCCCGGCGCCTGCTGGAAGGGCCAATTATGTGCGACCCCTACGTGTGTCCGCACTGCGAATACGTCGGGGCTGGATATTTTACTTGCGATAAGTGGCCTGATGGGCCGGCCGTTGTGGTCGAGGGATGGATGGCAAACTCACGGGCATGGCGGTGCAGGAAGAGGCTTACCTTGAAAATAAAGGGGGGCGGTGAAGATGCGGCCGGTGCAGACCGATAACACCAACATCATCCTAACCGCTGAGGACTGCGGAGATCTACCGGCCACCATCATGCAGTGCCCTGGAGGCCAGCAGGAAATTGAGACTTGCTGGGAGCTGGATCCGGAGGAGCTTGCCGCCGTGCAGCGCACCAGGAAGATCTATCTGATCGTTGTGGGCCGAGTGCACCCGCCAGTGATATTAGGAGTTGAGAGCAGATGCGGGGCCTGACCCACTTATCACTGTTTACCGGGATCGGCGGTCTGGACTTGGCCGCTGAATGGGCCGGATTTCGGACTGTTGGTCAGTGCGAATATGCCGATTTCCCGCGCAAGGTCCTGGAAAAGCACTGGCCAAATGTTCAAAGATGGAGGGATATCAGGGATGTCACAAGGATATCCGCGGATCGAGCGGGCATTGGAGAGATCACCGTTATCTCCGGAGGCTTCCCGTGCCAACCGCACAGCCTTGCAGGTAAACGCCTGGCATCTGGTGATGAGCGTGATTTGTGGGGAGAATTTGCAAGAGTCATTCACGAAGTTGGCCCCCGATGGGTCGTGGCAGAAAATGTACCAGGGCTGCTATCAAGTGAGCATGGACGGTTTTTCGGACGAGTACTTGGGGACTTGGCCGGAATGGGGTATGATGCGAGTTGGGGAGTGCTATCCGCTTTCCAAGCCGGCGCGCCACATCTCCGAAAAAGGATTTGCATTGTTGCCCACGCCATGCGCTTCGGACGGCCATGCGATAGATTTTTGCAGGCGCCTGAAGTCCATGAGGTGTGTCATGGCGAAACCGGGGAAATCAATACATCTTTGCTACTTAACGACGCTTTCCGGGTACTCACTTGCGGAGACGATACAGATCTACGAGACAGTGATGGGATTCCCCACGAGGTGGACGAACTTAGAGCCTTAGGCAATGCAGTGGTGCCGCAGGTGTTTTACCCGGTGTTTGCTGCGATTTCTGCAATCGAATCAAGTTGGGAGGCGAGATAATGAAGGAGATAAATCGTGGCGATGTCTATTTCTGCCGGGGCTCCCCTAGTGCGATTGGCAGCGAGGAGCGGAAGGAGAGGCCAGTTGTCATCGTGCAAAATGATGTGGGCAACACCAAGTCGCAAACGACTATTGCGGTACCACTGACCAGCAACACAGATAGGCGTCCGTATCCGATGCAGTTTTACGTACAAATCCCAGGCTACCGGCCATCCAGAGTCCTGTGCGACCAGATCATGACGATAGACAAGCAGCGGCTGCTCAATAAGGTTTACCGGCTAACTGGCCGGGAGTTGCAGCGATTGGATCACTGCCTCAAAGTGTCCCTGGGGCTGCAGTAGCAGCCCCCCAAAGAACCAAGTAAGGAGGATGACAATGGACAAGACCACCAAACAACGCCTGGCATCCTACCGGGCCCTCCGCCTGGAAACGGAAAATCAGCTGGACCGGCTGGCCAGATTGCGCAACGAGGAGCAGCTTCCGGCGATGCGGGAGAGCTCCGGCGCAAAGTCCACCGGTGGGAATGGAGATCGGATGGAAAGGTCCATCCTCCGGCGCATGGAGTATGAGGAACGAGTAATGCCGCAGATCGAAGCGGCGAAACGGGAAATGGCGGCCATCGAGGCCGCCATAGACCATGTGGAGGATCCGTTAGAGCGAGAGTGCTTGCGACTGAGATACATAGATGGGGATGGGTATAGGCTGATGCCTTGGGGAGACGTGGCCATTATGGTCTATGGGGATGACGACGAAAAAAGCCTCCATGCAGTCTTCCGCCTCCATGGGAAGGCGTTGCAGCATATACAATTTGCCGGTTGCCCCAGAAAATGTGGCAGTGATTGGCAGTAAATGGCCGTAAATGGCATTGATTGTCAGTATCCTTGTGTGGTATCATGCAATCATCGGAGCAATGGCGGTGGCCACAGCTTCAACCCTGCCGGGGTGCCGGTGGGGTATTTCTTTTGTGCGCAAAAAAGGAGAGGCCAGGGAGTTAGTCCCGGGCCTCTTTGTTTGAAGAGAGGTGATCTGTGGTGGGCGGACCCCGTAAAATCAAATCCGCCAAGCAAATGGTGGAGCTTTGGGAAGCATTTAAGGCGCAATGTAACAATCGGATGATTTTGACCCATGATTTCAGCTCTAAAAATAGCGAGTTCGTAAGTAAAGAACTGAGGCGGAGTGTCACCTATACCATCGAGGGCTTTTGTGTGTTCGCTGGGCTTTCTAGGGCGGCGTTTTACAAAAATTATGCTGGAGATAAGAGATACGTTGACATTGTTACGCGCATGAAGGAAGAGTGCGAGGTTGATGCGCGAGAGAAATTCGAAACGGGGCAAATTCCTACCCAATTAGCCCCTCTGTGGATGAGCAAGCACGGCTACAGTACGAAGACTGAGCAATCCGCTGCAGGGCAAAGCGCATTGGAGCAGTTTGTCCAGGCAACCAAACCCACTCAGGCGGAAGTGGAGGCTTTATATGCCGAAGAAGACTAAGGGATTTCGCTTTAAACCTTTCTCTCCGAAGCAACGCCGCTTGATGTGCTGGTACGAGCCTGGCAGCCCACATCGGGATTGCGATATGGTCATTGCGGATGGCGCAATCCGGTCTGGCAAGACTGTGGCTATGATCTGCGGCTTCTTCCGTTGGAGCCTAGGATCATTCCGGGGAGAGACTTTTGTCCTGGCCGGGAAGACCGTGGGGGCCCTTAAACGTAACGTCATTGGCCCGGCCCTGGAGATCCTCCGGGCCTGGGGGTTGCCGTATACCTACGTCAGTTCTGGAGACGAGGCCAGGCTGGAGGTCGGCGATAACACCTACTACCTGTATGACGCCCACAACGAGCGGAGCCAGGACCGCCTCCAGGGCTTGACAGCCGCCGGCGCTTTGGCTGACGAGGTGGCCCTGTTCCCACGCTCCTTCGTAGAGCAAATGCTTGGCCGGTGCAGCGTAGAGGGCGCAAAAATCTGGCTCAACTGCAACCCTGAAAGTCCGGCCCATTACGTCAAAACCGAGCTGATCGACAAAGCGGCCGAAAAGCATATCTACCACCTGCATTTCCGGATGACGGACAACCTGACGCTGTCCCCGGCTAAGCGGGAGTTTTACGAGCGGATGTTCACTGGCGTATTTTACCGGCGCTTTATCCTGGGAGAGTGGGCCTTGACAGATGGGCTTGTATACCCACAGTTTGCGGATGATCCCAGCAAGTACTCCGTGGATAGCCCGCCTGCCATCCAGTACGCTGTAATCGGCGTTGACTTTGGCGGCACTGGTTCTGCCCATGCTTTTACGCTGACTGGTTTTACGCCTGGTATGCAGTCTGTGGCGGTCCTGGATGAGTACTACCACAACAACAAACAGGATGGCGTCCTATCCCCAGAGGCGCTGGCAAAAGCTTTTGTGGACTTTGTGCAGCGCGCCAAGAGCAAATACCGGGTATACGAGGCCTATTGTGACAGCGCAGAGCAGACGCTGATCCAAGGGCTACGCATTGCTACTATCCAGGCAGGCTTGGGCGTTGACATACGCAACGCCATCAAAGGGCCTATCAACGACCGGATTATGTTTTACAACAGCCTAATTGCCCAAGGGCGCTTTTTGGTTTGCTCCCAGTGCAAAGCTACCATCCAGGCCATGTGCCAGGCTGTGTACGATTCCAGGGACCTCGCAAAAGATAAACGCCTGGATGATGGCAGCACCAACATTGACAGCCTGGACAGCATGGAGTACGCCACAGAGGCAGTCCAAAGCGACATCCTGTATCTGGGCACAAAGAGGTGATAGCATGAATGCAATTGTGCAATACTTGAAGTCAAAGGGTCATAACTGTGTGCCGGATGAGTTTTACAGCGCTGTTGCCCTGTGGAAAAAATGGTACCGGGGCCGGGTGCCAGAATTCCACGACTACCGGCAATACAACGGCAAGACCCACCTCCGCCGGTCTCGCAAGTCTCTGGCCATGGCGAAAACGGTGGCGGAAGATTGGGCGAACCTGGCGCTGAACGAAAAAGTGGAGATCATGTGCGGGGAGAAATCCACAGACAGGCGCGTCTGGGATGTATTAAATTCCAACAAGTTTAGGGTCCGGGGCAATCAGCTGTTGGAAATGGCTTTTGCCATGGGGACTGGCGCCTTTGTGGAGCATAAGGGCGTCGGAGGGACGGTCAAAATTGATTACATTCGGGCGGACATGATCTACCCGCTGAGTTGGGATAACCTGGCCATTACACAATGTGCTTTTGCCAGCGAGGTGGTGTCCGGCAAGGAAAGGCATGTGTACCTCAACCTCCACTTGCTGGAGAATGGAAAGTACGTGGTGGAGAATCACATGTTCCGCCGCAGCGGAGAAGCGCTGACTGAAATTGATCTGCCTCCCGGGGTGGAAGCGAAGATCTCCACAGGATCTGAAATCCCGTTATTCCAGATCATTCGCCCCAACATCGCCAACAATCTGGATCCGGATTGCCCCATGGGTATCTCCGTCTACGCCAATGCCCTGCCACAGCTGGAGGGCCTGGATCTGGTATATGATTCCTACTGCAACGAGTTCCAGCTTGGGCGGAAGCGCATTACCGTCCCAATGTCCATGGCCAGAGTCCGGATGGAGCAAGACGGCACGGTTACCCCTGTCTTTGATGATAATGACACGGAATTTTTTGCCGTGCCTGCAGCGGAAGGGCAGGGCGACAAGATCCAAGAGCACAACATGGAGATCCGGTATCAGGCGCACGACGCCGGAATTCAAACAGCCCTGAACCTGCTGTCTTTCAAGTGTGGCATGGGTAAGGACCGATATAACTTCCAGGACGGGCAGGTCAAAACGGCCACAGAGGTAATTAGTGAGAAATCCGACTTATATCAAAGTCTGAAGAAGCATGAACTTTTGCTGCAAGATGCCTTGATCGGCCTATACGCCGCTGTTGCAACCCTGCTGGGACTTGGTGCGCCAGAGGCAACAGTAAACTTCGATGATAGCATCATCGAGGACAGCGACACCCAACGCGCCACAGACCGGCAGGATGTCCGGGACGGGCTAATGGCAAAGTGGGAATATCGCAGGCGCTGGTACGGCGAAGACGAGAAGACAGCCCGTGCCATGGCTGCGGAGCTGGATGCGGGTCCGGAATTGGGATTTGGTGGTGACGGCTGATGCTGACGCCAGAGTATTTGCGAGATCTGCCAGAGGCTATTTTGCGGCTATATCAGGAGGCAGAGCTGCGTATCCTGGCGGATATGGCCAGGCGTTTGGCTACCTATGATTACTGGATCCCGGCAGCGGAGCATCAAAAGCGGATCCTGCAGGAGGCCGGGCGGACCCACGAGGAGATTGTGGATGCACTGGCCAAGATTACCGGTAAATCCGATCGGGAGTTGCGCCAAATCATGCAGGAGGCCAGCACCAAGGCGCTGGAGACTGATGCAGCCGAGTATGTTGCCGCCGGCCTGGACCCGCCCAAAGTGCAGGACAGTAAGCGACTGCGCAACACGCTTAACGCTGGATACAAGGCTACGCAGGGCACCATGCGCAATCTGACCAAGACCACAGCAAAAACCGCCTCGCAACAGTTTGAGCGAGCTTTAGACCGCGCCTGGATGGAGATCCGGAGCGGTGCAATCGACTACAACACAGCAATTCGTAGTGCCATCAAGGATCTATCCAAGGCCGGCGTGCAATCCATCCGCTACCCTACTGGCCACACTGACAGCCTGGAGGTGGCTGTCCGCCGGGCTGTGGTGACCGGGGGTAACCAGACGGCCTTACAGCTACAATGGGATCTGGCGGACGAGATGGGCTGCGACCTGGTGGAGACCACCGCCCACGCTGGCGCCCGCCCATCCCACGCGGAGTGGCAGGGCCAAATCTTTAGCCGCGCTGGCAAGTCCACTAAGTACCCGGATTTTCGGGCTGCCACAGGCTATGGCACCGGTGCAGGATTAGGCGGCTGGAATTGCCGCCACAGCTATCACCCATACTTCGAGGGCGCACCCCGAGCCTACAGCAAGGAGCAGCTGGAGCGGTACAATGCCAAGGATTACACCTACAATGGGCAAAGGCTGGCAGAGTACGATGCCACGCAGATCCAGCGATACCACGAGAGGCAGATGCGCCGCTGGCAGCGGGAGCAAACCGCTTTGGAGGCCGCCGGGTTGGATGCATCCGAGGCGACCGGGAAGCTACACCAGTGGCGTGATACGCAGGCTGATTTTTTGCGGCAAACCGGGCTAAAACGGCAATATGAACGCGAAAAAATATCCGGAAAACCATTTACAAATCCAAAGAAACAGGATAAAATACGATCAGTAACCTTTGATGACAAGCAATTTGGCAAAAAGGTAGGAAAGCACGCTGCAGACTTCGGCCTATCTGCCGGAACGCCAGAAGATAGAGCCAAAATGAAGCGGGTAATCCTGGATATCGTGGATCACGCCGATGAAAAGGTTGGCGGAGAGTGGCGTGGCCAGGAAGGGCCCGTCTTGTTCTATGTCAAAGGTCAGGACGTTGTTGTCGCGAGAGAAAATGGAGAATTTGTCACTGTATTGAAAGGTGGTGTTGAAAATGCGCGGGTTAAGAAAGCGAGAGGGCAGTAAATTTGAGAAATTTTTCGGTATTGTCCAGGATGCCGCAAAAAAGAAGGGCTGCGCGTTTTTCCTGGATTGCGGCGAGGGCCGCGACTTGGAAACCGAAGATCTATCCGGAGAAGATCTGTCGGGCTGGCTGATCCCGGAAGACAGGGCTGCCCAATTTGAAAAAGAATTTCTGGGTGGTCACATCCGGGAAGTGTGGAATGAATTTATCGCCTTTGCTACCTGGCACAGCAGCCCGAACGGCATCAACATCAGCTTCCAGCAATTTTAAATATCCCAACAATGATTCAGGCACAGTGCGATTTGCGCACCGTGCTTTTTTCATACCCATTTTTGCAAGCAGGAGGTAAAATACATGGAATTTTTGAGAGATCTCTTTGGTAGTGGGCCGCTGACCTATGACCAGTTGGCCGATGCCGTAAGAGAGAGGGGTTACCAGGTGGTCAATGCCGCCGGTGGCGCCTACGTACCCAAAGCAGATACAGACAACCTGCGGAGGCAAGCGGAAACCCTGGCCAGCCAACTGGGGGAGGCAAATAAAAAGCTGGAAGGCTATGATCCAACCTGGAAGGACAAAGCGGAACAAGCCCAAAAACGGCTGGAAGCCCAGCAGTTTGATTTTGCCCTGGAAAAGGCAGTTGCAGCCGCGCACCCACGCAATGTCAAAGCTGTCATGGCGCTACTGGACCGGGAAAAGCTATCCTTCGCCGGTGGCGATGTGATTGGCTTGGATAAGCAGCTGGATGCCATGAAAAAGGGCGAGGACACCGCATTTCTCTTCGCGGCCCCTGAGCTCCAGAAGGCCACTGGCCTGAGCCATCAAAATGCCAAAGCGGTGGGCGAGACAGACGCCCCCAAGGAAGCAGCCAATCAAGCGCTACGGTCTCTTTTTGGCCGCAGCAACTAAGAAAGGAGCAACACTATGCCTAACATGATTTCCCGGCAGAACGCAGAAGCGCTCATCCAAGAGCAGCTTATCAACACCATCCAACAGGACGCGCCCAAACAATCCATTTTCATGCAACTGGCCCGAAAGCTGCCCAACATGACCAGCCGGCAGACTCGGATCCCTGTCCTGGATATGCTGCCTATGGCCTACTGGGTCAACGGAGACACCGGGTTCAAGCAGACCAGCCAGCAGGCCTGGGACAACATCTACCTGACCGCCGAAGAGTTGGCTGTCATTGTACCAATCCCTGAAGCCGTGGCAGAAGATGCCAGCTTTGACATTATGGGTGAGGTCCAGCCTCGCATCATGGAGGCCATTGGCCAGCGGGTGGATAGCGCCATTATTTTTGGCGTCAATCGCCCTGCCAGCTGGAGGGCTGACATCATCACTACCGCCCGGCAAGCCGGCAACAATGTGGCACCCGGCTCTACCCCCAATTACTATGATCTCATTATGGGAGATGGCGGTGTCATTTCCAAGGTTGAGGAGTCTGGCCGCATGGTCACTGGCGCCCTATCCGCCATGGGTATGCGCGCCAAGCTGCGGGGTTTGAAGAGTACGGACGGTCATCCCATTTTCAAGAGCGATATGCAGGGATCCACCCAGTACGCCCTGGACGGTGCACCCATGTATTTCCCTCAAAACGGCTGCTTCGATCAGTCCATCGCCCAGTTGATTGTGGGTGACTTCTCCCAGGCTGTCTATGCCATCCGCCAGGACATCACTGTCAAGATCCTGGATCAGGGCGTTATCCAGAATCCTGAAACCAAGGATATCGTCTACAATTTGGCCCAGCAGGACATGATTGCGTTGCGGGTGGTCTTCCGAATGGGCTGGGCGCTACCTAACCCTGCAACCCGCATGGACGGAGACCGCACCGGCTGCCCCTTTGCCTATCTGGAGCCCGCAACGGCAGCGACTACTCAGGCAGTGACCTTTACTGTAAAGGACAACGCCAGCACACCTGCAGCAGTGGCGGGCGCCATCGTGGATGTGGACGGCGCACGGATCAAGACCGACTCCACCGGTAAGGCGGTGTTTAATCTGCGGGCCGGTGATTACACAGCCAAGATTACAAAGCCCGGCTACAAGGCAGTAACTGAGAGCGTTACCGTAGCGTCTGCCGCCGTGGCCAAGTCCGTCACCCTAATCCCGGCGTAAGGTGGCCATCATGCTATACGCCACCTACGACTACTACCAAACCATCTACTGCGGCACTATGACCGGGGACGAGTTCCGCCGGCACGTCCACTCCGCCAGCGCCTACCTGGACCAAATCACCTTTGGCCGGGTGGGCGCTTTGGCGGAGGGGGATCCTTTGCAAAGCAGGGTTGCGGATGCTTGCTGCGCGGTAGCGGAGGCGTACCGGCGCAACGAGGCGGGCGTAGTGACGTCCGAGACCAACGGAGATCACAGCGTCACCATCTCCCGAGGCAGCAAATCCGACAGCCGGCGGCTGTATGACGCTGCGGCCCTATATCTGGGCAACACGGGGCTTTTGTATCGGGGGGTGTACTGATGCTGGATTGCGACAAAACTGTGACCCTGATCCGCCACGTGGCTACGACAGCAGGCGACACGTACCCCTGCACCGTGATCCACGGTTGCAGTTGGCAAATGACGGATGGGGACAGCTTGGGCGAGAGCGGAGAGGCCCCTGCAAGCTCCTACGTAGTCCACATCCCGGAGGAGCGTGTGCCGGATATCTTGCCTGCCCCTGGGGACTTTATGGCCCTGGGGGCCGTCCAGGCTGTCACAGGCCGTAAGGACTTGCAGGGACTGCAGCATTTCCGGGTGGCCAAAGTGGCCGATAACCGCAAAGGCGTTTTTTTACGGCACGTGAAGGTGGTGGGCGCATGAAGGTAAAAGTCAAAGTCGATATCAATCCGGCGCAAATTTTGGCCAACCGGGGGCTGGGACCCAGCCATGCAGCCCAGTACTGCCTGGCCTCCGAGATGGTGCGCCTCAGTGATCCCTATGTGCCATTCCGGCAAGGCGCGCTCAAAAATAGTGCGACCATTGCCCAGGATGGCTCCGCCATCACCTACCCTGGCCCCTACGCCCATTACCAGTATGTGGGCAAGGTGAGGGGGCCCAATATCCCCATCATCAAGGGTGGCCAGCTTGTGAGCTTTTTTTCCCGGGGGCCTAAGCGCTACACCGGGGCCAGCCTGCAGTACCACGGCGCCCCCATGCGGGGCCCGCAGTGGGATAAGCGGATGCTAGCGGACAAAAGCGAGGAGCTGACCCAGAGCCTTGCGAACTACGTAGGAGGGAAAGCCAAATGAGCATCATCGGGATTTTGCGGGACTATTTTCAGGCCTACCCAGGGTTTGGATCCGAGCGGTTGGAATTGAACTGCTTGCCCCGGGAGGTGGACCGGTGCTCTATCGATGCTGTACCCTGTGAGCCGATCGCCAAGACCTATCTGGACGGCAGCAGCGTCCGGCAGTGTCAATTTACATTGTCCACCAGGACCTACCACAGCCAGGATCTGAGAGGCCAGGAGGCCAACATGGCCGTGTTTGGCGGGCTGGCAGATTGGCTGGAGAGCAAGAAATTCTTCCGGGACCTGCCCAATTTAGGCCCTGGCAAAAAAGTCCGTGACGTAGAAATCACGTCCACAGCCTACCCCTACATCGTCAGCCCAGACGGGACGGCGAGATATCAAGTGCAGCTGCGGCTGACATATTTACAGGAGGGCAAAATCAATGAAACTGAGTGAATACATGGCGGCGCTGACCGCCGCTGAGGCGACCGGCGAGTATGTAGGGCGGGACATGGTATTTGCCATGGACTGCTCCGAAGATGGCAAAGCCGCCAGCGTTGGGGATTATGCGATTGCTGGTCCCCATGTGGAGGATATGGGCGCAACCCTGAATCCCACCAGCGAAGACAAATCCTACATCGCTGAAGGAGACAGTACCATCAAAACCAGCACCAAGCGATCCTTTACGGTCACCGGCCAGAGACTGATTGGGGACGAGTTCCAGGACTTTGTGTGCAGCTTTGCTATCAAGTACGGCAAGGGCTCTGTGGTGCAGCGGCCCTATGTGTATTTCCACGCCGGGACCAAGAAGGGAGAGCGCGGCGTGGTCACCATCCTGGTGAAAAAGGACGGCGCCGGCGCTGCATCTGCCACCGCTGACATTGAGGTGGAGCTGCAGAGCTGCGCTATCCCCACGGAGTACATCTACTCCGCCACTCCTGCAGCATAAAAACAGCAAAAGGGACCGGAGACATAAAGCCCGGTCCCTTTTGCTCAGTCATCGTAATGTCCCTTGCAGGACAGGATTTCCAATGCGTCATCTGCAATCCGGTATACCAGCCGGTTCGCATCATCAATTCTCCGGCTCCAAAAGCCGCTCAGGTCCCCTTTGAGGGGCTCAGGTTTTCCGATTCCGTCAAAGTTCCCCCGTTCGATATCCCGCAAGAGGCTGTTGATTCGCTTGAGCGTCTTCTTGTCTTGGGCCAACCAGTACAGGTAGTCATCCCAAGCCTCATCAAACCAAATTTTTCTCATTCCTCCACCTCAATGAGTTCGTGTTCTGCGCCCTTCCCGGCGTTCAGTGCTGCAGCCCCCCGGCGGAGATGGGAGAGATTGCTTTCAGAGTAAAAGGGATCCACGGAAACCTCAAAGGGGATCCGCCGTTCCCGGCTTACTTTCTTTGCAAAAATTGTAAAAGCTGCGGTCATGCTGAGCCCCAGTTCCTGGCAGGTCTGCTCCATGCTTTTTTTGAGCGCATCGTCCATTCGGATGGTCACCATAGTTTGTGCCACATTGCTCACTCCTTTCTTGTGGTCCTATTGTACCACGTAGTATATCATTTGTCAATACAACAGCTATAAAAATTTCTGGAGGTACACCATGGCTAAATTTTTCGCGTTTACGGATCGGGCTATCCCGGTCCAATTTTTTGAAGAAAACCCCATCCATGTGACATTGATTGCATCCGATGAGATGGATGCTAGGATTCTGGACGCATCCAATCTGATCATGGATGGTAGCAAGGAGGCTGCGCTTGATGGCCGCAAGGCCAAGTACCAGCAAGCTGTGGATATCCTCATTGGCCACGACATCGCGGAGCAGATCCTGGCCAGAGCCGACAATGCGGACGGGTACGCCCTGCTCTCCCTGTACAACGGCATTGTACGGGCGTACGGCGAGGGTAAGGCAAAAAACATGGCGGCCTCCCACTAAGGGAGGCCAGCCTATGGAACCCGCCGGACGCCTTGATGGTGGACGGCGGGATTTATCCAATCCGCACGGACTACCGGGCCGGGATTGCCTACAGTATGGCCGCCCTGGACGGCTCCTTGACGCCACAGCGGCTCTTGGATATCTGGTTCCCAGGGGCGGTACCGGCGGATTTTGCAGCGGCCCAGGAGGCTGTAAACGCCTTTTACCGGCGCACAGAGGATAAGCCGGACAGTGGCAGCGGGGGGCCGGTCCCCTACTCCTACCTTGCGGACGCCGGGGCAATCAATGCGGCGTTCCAGCGCGTGTATGGCATAGACCTATCCACAGCCACCATGCACTGGTGGCGTTTTTCGGCCTTACTGGAGGGCTTGGTAACCCACAGCTTTGAGGATCGGGTGCAGTACCGGATCACAGAGCCCGGCAAAATCAAGGATAAGGCAAGGCGAGAGCATTACTATCAGATGCGTCGGCTGTACCAGCTTGATGAGCACGGGAAACCGGCAGCCAAGCAGGCGCCAATGACGCTGGAGGAGTACAACAATTGGATGCTGCAGCAGGCGCTGGGGCGGAAGGAGAGGTGATATCATGGCTGGAAAAAGTGATGGCGAAGTTGTCATCAAAATAACCGGAGATGACAGCGAATTCAAGAAAACGCTGGAGGGCACCGGGAAATCGGCTGCTATCGTAACCGCCACTCTGGTGGCCATGGGCACCGCCGCAGTCAATGCATCCACGAAATTTGATGCAGCATTTGCCAAGACCCAAACCATTATGGACGCTACGCAGGTATCCGTGGGCGATATGCGCAAGGATATCTTGGATCTTTCCGCAGCCTCTGGCATGGCGGCCACGGATGTATCCGAGGCTGTATATCAAGCAATCTCCGGCTCTGTGGCTACAGCAGATGCAGCCAATTTCGTGGGAGAAGCCAATCAGCTGGCTGTGGCTGGATTTACAAGCCTGACCAATGCCACGGACGTACTGACCACCACGCTGAACGCCTACGGCCTGGAGGCCGACGCAGTAGGTGGAATCAGCAACGTACTGATCCAGACACAAAACCTTGGCAAAACCTCCATGGATGAGCTGTCCGCCTCTATGGGCAAGGCAATTTCCACCGGCTCCGCTTATGGCGTTGGGCTTACCAACTTGTCCACCGCCTACGTGGAGCTGACCAAGGGCGGCATCGCTACCGCTGAGGCAACAACCTACATATCTGGCATGCTCAACGAGTTGGGCAAAAGCAGTAGCAAAGTAGGCAAGATCATCCAGGAAAAAACTGGAAAATCCTTTGGCCAGCTGATGCAAGACGGCTGGTCCCTGGCGGATGTGCTGGATGTGCTGATGCAATCTGTGGACGGCAACAGCGAGGCGCTGATGCAGCTGTGGAGCTCTCAGGAGGCTGGCAAGGCAGCCAATGCCCTGGCGGTCCAGGGATTTGACGATTTTAACCATGTTCTGGCCAAAATGGAACGGGAGATGAGCGGCGCAACATCTACCACAAAAGATGCCTATTCTGTCATGACAGATACATCTGAGTTTGTTGACACGCGTTTTAAAAATGCATTGACCAACCTTGGAGTTGCAGCTGGCGACCAATTGCGGCCCGCCTTGGATGGTGTCAAAAAAGGTATGACTGATGTACTGGAGATTGGCACCAATATCATCACTGGATGCCCAGAAATAACGGCTGGAATCGCTGGTGTAGCTACCGCTACTGGTACGCTTGGTATTGCAATTGGTGGACTGATGATTGCGCAAAAGGCAAAGGCCGCTATGGATGCACTGAACATCTCCATGGCGGCAAACCCCGCCCTCTTTATCGCTTCTGCAATTACTGGATTAGTTGTTGCCATTGGCACGTTGTGCGCAAAAAGCGGCGAAGCCAAGATTAGCGTGGATGAACTAACAACATCTGCCAAAGCGCTGGAAGAAACTGTATCCACTGCAGCCACAGAAGCGGATGACACAATCGCAAGTATCATCGCCACAGCGAATGCAGCCGAAAATTACACGGACCGTCTGATCGAGCTGGAAACCCAGGGGCTGCAGACCACGGAGGCCCAAGAGGAATACCGGATGACCGTTGACGCCCTGAGTGTCCTGCTACCAGATTTGAACCTGAAAATTGATGAACAGACCGGACTGTTGGAAAGTGGAACCGAGGCTATCTATGACAATATCCAAGCCTTGAAAGATCAAGCTGTGGCAGAGGCTATGCAGGAGCAGTACAAAGAAGTTACGGAAGCATGGGCCAAAGCGAAAGTCGAACTATGCAAAAACCAGGCAAAGCTATCCATGCTAGAAAAGGACGAAATCTCCCTATTGGACCGGCTGACCGCCAACCAGAAGAGGCAAGCAGATGTCAACGCGAAGCTGAATGACGTGATGAACGACAGCAGTCTGAGCTACGAGGAAGCCCGAACCAAAATGGCCGAATACCAGCAGCAGCTTGATGAACTGACGACAGAAGAGGGTGAGCTTAGCCAGGCGTTAAGGGATAACACAGATCAGCAGCATGCATATAGTGACGCTATTGCTAAAGGCAAGACTGCGCTGGATGAAAATCAGGCGGCAGTGGATGAGATGGCGCACACATGGGAGGAGTACAAAGCCTCTTTGGGCGACACCAGCGGGCAGCAAGCCCAAACTGAAGCAACACAGGCCCAAACCGAGGCGGCAGCAGAGTACGCCCAGAAGCTCACCGACGTACAGACCGCCCTGTCCACCTATAGTGCATCCTTTGCAGATGCCGGCATTGGCATCGCAAGCTTTTCGGAGATCCTTGCCGCCAGCGGAGTGACCGCTGACGAGGCAGCCGCTGGCATTGAGGATTACCGGGACCGGATCATCAACTCCACCGACGAAATCAGACAGAAATCCATGTCGGACATGGAAACGATGATCAAGAATATGCAGCAGCGGACGGAGACCTATAAATCCTGGAACAACAACCTGGCCAAGCTGCAGGTACAATATGGTAACCAGCTATCGGATGACTTCCTGGACTTCGTCCGGGGCCTGGGGCCTGAATACAACGGGGTCCTGGAGGAATGGCTATCTGGCAACACAAGCAGCATGACCGATCTGCAAAACTCTGTTGAGGAGGGGGCGAAAACCGCCGTCCTTTGCTACGAAGGCGAATACAAGAAACTGCCGTCGGAATCCGAGCGAATCACCAAGGAGAACGTGCGGAAGACCATGGAAGCCATTAACCCCATGGCGGACGGCTTCCGGGAGACCGGCGCCACCTCTGGCCTGGAGCTGATCACCGGCACGCAGGAGGCCATTGGGGCCAATTTGCCCGGGCTGGAGACTTATGCCGATACTTCCGGTACGGATATTGGCTACCAGTTCTCCGCTGGCATTGCCGCAGGAATCAGGAGTGGCGAATACTTGGTTGCGAATGCTGCAGCAGGCGCCATCAATACCGCGAAAAAAACCGGCAGATCAGTGGCACAAATCAATTCCCCCTCCAAGGTTGCAGAGAAAGAAATTGGCTACTGGTGGCCTGCCGGTGTTGCAGCGGGCATTGAAAAGGGTACCGACCTAGTGATTGATGCCGCGCGAACGCAGGCTTTTGATCTGGCGCATGCGTCCAAGGAATTCTTGGCATCTGCCCGGGACGCTACAATGCCTACCATCCCCGCGCCCGCCTACTACCAGGATGCCGGACAAGCCCCTACACTCCGGGGCAGTGCCCAGCTGCAGGCTACGCTGGAAGTACCGGTGTACTTGGACGGCCGGGAAATCGCCCGGAGCACAGCCCATTACATGGGCGAACAAATGGAATTCGAGGTGATGTGAGATGTACAGCGCCTTTGCCCTGCCGGTGACCATTGCTGGCAGGGACTTGGCCGAATTTGGAGCCAAAATGCAATCCTGGCCGGAAATCTCCGCCTGCGAGGTGGATGCCGGCATTTTCCAGGGGGTGGGGCGCAATACCATGCATCTGCTCCAGCAGAGGCGCGGCACCCGGCGTTTTGCCTGCCGGATCGACTTCTGGGGGCAATCCCCCCGGGAGTGGGCGGGAAATATCTCTGCCTTTAGTGCTCTGCTATCTGATGGGCCGGTGGAGATTGATATTGGAGATGGCTACCTGTATCAGTCCATCCTGCTGGCCGAGAGTGCACCCATCGTATCCGGTGAGGTGGTGGCCACTGTGGAGTATCAATTCCAGGCAGTACGCCACTGGGAGGCACGCACATTTAAATTTTTTACCTCCACGGACGGGGACACCATCATTGACTGCCAGAGTAATATCCGCAAGACAGACTGCACCATAAAGCTATCTGCAGATAGCGGCTTGGCGCAGGCCAGCGGCCTTAGACTGATACTAAACGGCATATCGTGGATCTACCTTGGCGCAATAGGCGGCACTACGATCTTGGATGGCATCCACAAGGCTTATACCATGGCGATGAAACCCATATCCACGAAACTGATCTGGACGGACTTCCCGTATCTGATCCCGGGTGAAAACACTATATCCATTTGGAACGAAACTGCAAGCGGAGAAGGCGGCCGGATCTATACGGATGTGGAAATTACCTACGTCCCCACATTTTTGTAATCGAGGTGACACTGTGCTGAAAATACAAGTGACCACGGAAACGACATGGGACGGCGATATCCCGGACTTTGAGGGCGGCATCATCATCGCCACGGATGACTACTACATTCAGCGGATGGAGGACGGCCGGGACGAGCTGCACTTTACGGTGCAGGTAACCGATCCCGCCTACGCAATGATCCAGGAGGAAACCAGAATCATCGAAACCACCGAAAATCAGACATATATAGTCAAAACCATCGATGCCGGCAGCAAGGTAGCAGACATCGGCTGCCAGCTGGATCTGGACATCTGGAGAGCCACTATGTATCTGGACTACAAAAGCGGATCTAAGACCGCCCACGCTATCATCAATGCAGTCCGCCCCGGCCTTAGGTGGATCGTCCAGGGCGCAGAGACGGATACAAAAAAGAGATCCATCGAAATGGACGGCCCTACAGCGCTGGACATCATCCTGGACGTTGAGAATCTATTTGGGTACCGAGTACGGTTCGACAATCATGAGCGGGTCGCAACCATTATCATCCCGGAGAATATCAGGCAGTCAAATGCTTATGTGATAGATAATGTAAACCTGCACAAGGCCAACTTTAAGGGGAAATCCACAGATCTGTATACCCGCTTGTACCCCGTTGGCAAGGACGGGCTACGGATCGGATCCGTCAATGGAGGCAAAGATTACGTGGAAAACCAGACGTACACCAACGAAACCATATCCAAGGTCTGGGTGGACGAACGATATACCGATGCTCAGAGCCTGAAGGAGGATGCCCAGGCCAGAGTGGACGAAGCGTGCAAGCCTGTCAGATCCTGGGAGTTGGATGTGGCGGATCTGCACAAGCTGGACGCGAGGACATGGCAAGATTTGGAGATGTCGATGTTCGACAAAATTTTGCTGGTGGATCCACACCGTAAGCAGCGGCACATTGTGCAAATCCGGCAGCAGAGAATCTACCCGCACCATCCCGAGCGCAACAAGATTTATGTATCCACGATTGCCGGATCCGCCCAGCAGACCATCAAAGCCGTTGCGCGGCAGCTTGCAGATGCCAATAGCACATTTTTCCAGCGGCTGCGGGCCGCCATGAATGGAGGATAAGCAGTGGAAATTATTACACCAATCAGGATTGATATGCAGCGCACCGCCCGGATGCCGGAGATCTACGCCAAGCAAGGCGACGCTTGTACCCGCAAGGTGCAAATCAGCCTGAGCAATGGCGGAATCAGCTGGAGCCCTGGCAAATCCGACGTAGCAATCCGCTTTTGCAAGAGCGACGGAACCGGTGGGATATACGATAAGCTGCCTGACGGCACTAAAGCGTATACATACCCCACCACAGCTTTAAACGACGTCATCATCATTACGTTGGCCCCGGAAGTGCTGACTTGCGCCGGAGATGTGCTAGTGGACGTGGTATTTTCGGGTTCCACCGAAGTGCTGGCCACCTTTAGCTTTGTGGTGCACGTCCAAGAGTCGCCGATGGCCGGCATCGCCCCATCCAACAACTACTACAACTACCAATCCCTTGCCGATATCAACCAGGCGATCAACGAGGCAAAGGCTGCAGCTGCCGGGGCGGTAAAATTCGTCAATGGCGTAAAGCCAGGCAGCGATGGGAATGTCGCCGTCAATGTCGGCGTTACAGCGATTAACCGGCAGACCGGATCCGTAACACTGCCAGTGAATGCATATACCACCTGCTCCACCGCCGCAAACTATGTGGTCAAAACAGCGGCTCTCGTGGATGGTTTTGCGCCCACGATTGGTGCGGTGCTGGCGGTAAGATTTGTGCACAACAATACTGCCGAGAGCCCCAAGCTTGATTACAATGGCATTGAGTACACCATCCGAGATCGCATCACAGCGCAACCAATTGGGGCGGGCGACATTACTGCAGGGCTGTATCAATTTATGTTAATAAACGGAGCCTGGATCCTGCTGGACAAGCAGCAATCTGGCGGTACCAGCACCCCTGTGCCTGGGGATCCCGGAGAGGACGGCGGGTATTGGATCCCGCATGTGGCGGACGATGGCACCCTATCCTGGACACCGAGCAAGGATGGCATGGGCGATCCGCCAGCAGCGGCCAATATTGTGGGGCCACCGGGCAAGGATGGCGATCCAGGTGCAGACGGCGCGCCCGGGTCTGACGGCCAGGATGGTGGATATTACATCCCGCAAATATCGCAGCCAGAAAGTAATATTATGCAGATTGCTTTTGACGCGATTAAGTTTGGTATGACATCGGTGCAAACCAGGCAGATCGTGCTACCAAAGGGGGACCCCGGGCAAGACGGCGCACCCGGACCAGCTGGACCGGCTGGCGACCAGGGGCCCCAGGGCCCCAAAGGGGACCCCGGCCCCCAAGGGCCAAAAGGCGACAAGGGCGACCCCGGCGAGCCTGGTCCCCAAGGCCCGGCAGGATCCTGCGATGTTGCATCAGTCAATGGCCAGGTTGGTGCCGTTAAGATACCGGCGTCCGGCTATGGTACCTGCGCCTCTGCGGGGAGCAGTCCAATAAAAGAAGTCGGATCACTTTCTGCCGGGTTTGATCCAGCAGCTATTGGTTCGGTACTGGCCGTCAACTTTGAAAACCCTGGGAACACAGCCAATGGAGCATCGCTGACAATAGCCAATAAGTCGCATGCTATTATTGATTCTAGGACTTATTCCTCGGCACGTGCTGACGCACTGGCGAAAAAGGTACATCACTTTTTACTGCTAAGTGGCGGGGCCATTTTGCTGGATCCGAGTGACACCACCGGACCCGTAACGCTGGACAAGACCCTTACCCAGGAGGGGAGCGCGGCAGATGCAAAAGCCGCTGGCGATGCAATCAAAAACCTACGTGAGTTTTTGCAAGGAGATGTTGAGCTTACCAGCCTTAACCTCACATCTGGACTCACTACAGATGCTGATATCAATGTTGATTTTGGCGGAAACCGGTTGCGTGGCGTGAATGATCCTGTCGAAGATACAGACGCGGCGTCAAAGGGATATGTGGATGAGCAGATTGCCAATATCTCAAATGACGGCAATGCTGCTCCGTCCGCTGGTGTATGCACCACGGCAGCAAACGTTGCCGCTAAAGTAGAGCAGGGCTATATCACAAGCCCTATTGTCGGCGGTAGTATCGTCACTGTGGAGTTCACAAATGATAACACGGCCAAGAACCCGACGCTTGACGTCAATGGAGTTGTCGGTGCAATTGTCTACCGGAGCATGTCGGCTATTGATCCGGCATCCCTGACAAAGGGCATCCATCAGTTTGTATGTCTGGAAAATTACAACAAATGGATGATGCTGGATGCATTGGAATGGGAAGAAATTGCCAACATCACAGTAGAAGCCGATGTCCAAGTTGTTGCAATCAGCAAAGACAAAGACAATAAACCGTTCGGACTCCGTAAAGCAAAGATTATGGTATCTGCGGTTGGATCGGAAACAAATACGAAATCTGCCAACGGAGAATTGAGTGTAAACGGTATTACTTACTATTATTCTCCGAATCTCCCGGTGGTTGGTGCCGAAACAAGCAGGTTTATCGCATCGTCCCTCGAAGCGATAACTGATGGACTTATCTGGCATGACTCTAGCTCAAACAACAATAACACCTATCAGACGACTGGCACTAGGCATACCGGGTGGATTGCCACTGTGGAGTCGACTCTGAGAAACTTTGCGTTCTCCGCTGTTGGCGGAATGGTGATCGGGGCAGGAACTAATATCAAAATCATGGGGGTGCGGGCATGACGATACTTGAAAACGGAGAATACCGAGACGCTACGCTGGAGGAACTGGAGGCATTTGAAGAAGATGCCGCAAGAGCGGCCGCAGCCGAACGCCACCGTCCGCTTACGGCTGAAGAAGTAACGCGCATGCTGCTGGCTCAGCAAATCAACAGCCTGCCTCTGGATGATGCAACGGCCTTGCGGAGCCGGGAGTTTTACCCAGAGTGGGCCCCTGGAACGGAGTATCCAGCTGAATACAAGGTGCAGTACGGAGGCAGGCTCTGCCGCTGTCGCCAGAAGCATACCAGCCAGCCAGGCTGGGAGCCAGAAAACGCCCCGTCCTTGTGGGAGTACATCAACGAGGCGCACGACGGGAGCAAATATGATCCTATCCCCTACGACGGGAATATGGAGCTCTCTGAGGGCTTGTACTACTCCCAGAACGGCATTTTGTATCGGTGCACCCGGAGTACTGGACAGCCTGTTTACAATGCTCTGGCAGAGCTGGTGGGGCTGTATGTGGAGGTAGTGCCATGAGCCCCGCCATGTACCCGGCGTTGCTGGCGGCCGGAGGCGGCAATGACACCCTAACAAACATCATAACATAACAGGAGGATAAAATCATGAGCAACAGTAACCTTGTAACCTACACCCACATCAGCCCCAACCGGACCAGCCCTCGGAACAAGCCTATCACCAAAATCACCATCCATCACATGGCGGGCAACCTCACGCTGGAGCAGTGCGGCAACATCTTTGCCAACTACGGGCGGGGGGCCAGTGCCAACTATGGCATCGACAGCAAGGGGCATATTGGCCAATTTGTGGACGAGCGGGACCGCTCCTGGTGTAGCTCCAACGCCGACAACGACCATGTGGCCGTGACCATCGAGGTGGCCAACGATGGCGGTGCGCCGGACTGGCACGTGAGCGACGCCGCTCTGGCAAGCCTGATTGATCTTTGCGTGGATATCTGCCGCCGGAATGGCATCCAGCGGCTGAACTATACCGGCGATAAGGGCGGCAACCTGACTATGCATAAATGGTTTGCCGCTACAGCCTGCCCTGGTCCCTACCTGGAAAGCAAATTCCCGTATATCGCCCAGGCGGTAAACGATCGCCTGGGGCAGTCGGACAAGCCTTCCGGCAGCGAGCAGCTTTACCGGGTGCGAAAGTCCTGGGCGGACGCCAAGAGCCAGATTGGCGCCTATGCCGTCCTGGACAACGCCAAGCGCGCCGCTGATCAGCATCCCGGCTATGCCGTCTTTGGCGGGGACGGCAAAATGGTGTATGGCGGCCAGAGCGCCGTCTACACCGTGCAAAGCGGTGACACTCTGTCTGGCATTGCATCCAAGTATGGTCTTACCTATCAGGCCCTGGCGGCCTACAACGGCCTCAGCAATCCCAATCTGATCCGGGTCGGGCAGCAGATCAAAATTCCCAGCAAAAAGTCTGTGGATGAAATTGCCAGAGAGGTGCTGCGCGGTCTGTGGGGCAATGGCGCGGAGCGAGAAAAGCGTCTGACCGCCGCCGGGTACGACTATGCCGCTGTGCAGCAGCGAGTCAACGCCCTCCTGGGGTAGGGGGGACGCAATCAATGGCAGATCATATGATCATTGCATTTTTGGCAGCCATGGGCATTCCTACGGCCATCACGGCCTTTTGCTCCTGGGCACTCCAACGGCGCATTATGCGCCGGGAGAAAAAGGCCGAAGAGCTGGAGCGTAGCCGGGAAAAGCTGGATGTGATGTTGCTGCAGTCCACCACGGCGGCCATTGCCCTGGGGGAGGCTACAGCCAAGGCGGTGCAGCGGATCCCGGATGCGCATTGCAACGGGGATATGCACAGGGCTTTGGAGTATGCAGCCGATATCAAGCATCGGCAAAAGGATTTTTTGACTTCGCTGGGTGTACATGCCCTGCACGATGATTAAATTTGGAGGTATCAATATGGATTTTGGTATTGCGACTGTGGTAGCCATCACTGTCATGTGCTACATCGTGGGTCTCATCGTCCGGGCCACCGGCCTGGATAATAAGTGGATCCCCGTGACCTGTGGCGTGGCGGGGTTGCTGCTGGGAATCGCCGCCCTGTACATCGGCATGCCGGATTTCCCGGCCGGCGACCCGATTACTGCCGCCGCAGTTGGTGCGGCGTCTGGGCTGGCCGCTACCGGCGTAAATCAGGCATTCAAGCAGCTTTCCGGCAAATAGGCATAAAATTATCCCCCTCCCGCAGTTTTGGCTGCTGGGAGGGGGATTTTTGCTTTGTGCAGGGGCCGCTTTCCTCATGGGGTGGAATCCCCCCCATGAGGTGGCATGTTTCAAGTCTTCCCCTCGCAGGGGACGGAGACAAACACGTTCCTATTTCTTCCAACGTTTCAATTCGCGCCCCTTTGCAGGGGCGATGGGCAGCAACCATCCGGAGATTCCGGATAGTTCAGTCCATTAAATTTCCTGGCCGTCCGGGAAGCGGAAATGGAATACAAATTCTGCCCCCAGGGCTGTAGCTATTTCTGATAATTCTTCCCGCGTCAGAGTGTTTCTCTTGATTTTTTGATTCAGATTCGATGGTGTTGTGCTGATACGCCTGGCTAGTTCTGCTTGGCTGACGCCGGTGTACGATAGCGCCATTTTGATCATCTGCTCTGTAGTCACAGCCATCCCTCCTTACAATGTCAGTATACAGCATCCAATGCGCGTCGTCAAGCGAATTCTAAAAAAATTTAGAAAAATATTGACAAAACGCTTGACAACATACAGCGTTTGCTGTATACTATAGGTGTCAGGCGGGAAGCCCACCGACAAATCTAAGGCAGGAGGAAAGGACATGGACCAGATGACCAACGCCCAATGGGATGCCATCCTGGAGACGATCGCAAAGCGGATCGAATCCGAGGCGATCACCCCAGAGGATGCGGCCCGGATCGTCCGGGAGGCAAAAACATCCCAATAAAATAGGCTCCCCCAAGCCGACCAAAGCACGGGGAGCCTAAACCACAGCCGGAGGCGGTGAGGATCCTGCCGTCCAAGCCGCCTCCATTTTACCACAAACGGCAGAAGAAAATCAACTACCAAAATGGAGGAAATTACAATGAAAACCGCCAAGACCTACGAAAGCTTTAATCACCGCCGGTACAGCAACCCTTGGATTGCTGAGGTGATCCCCGGTACAACCAAGCCTGACTTCAGTCGCAAGGTTGGCGGCTACACCGGAGCCTACGGCAAGGGCGAGGCTGGAAACTTGTACGTGTCCGATCCTGTGGAAGGCCGCCTGTACACCTTCGGCCAGAAGGATTACAGGGGCGGGAAGACCGAGCGCGGATACACCCGGTACGAAAACGGGGAATTCCATGAAGTGGATCCCCGGGACCTGTGCGATTAAGAGGAGGGACTTACAATGAAGATTATGACTGCTACCATCCGTCCCTGCACCGAGACCGAAAACGAGTACCGCCTGACCGAATCCCATGAGGCCGAATTTGGGCACGAGTGGGACGGCAACATCAAAGCCTACATCCTCAACGCCGCCGAAGATGAGAGCGCCACGCTGGAGGCCATGGCCCGGGAGTACACCGGCGCCATCCACGATTTGCCCGATGGTGCAATCGTGCTCGCCGGCGAGGACGGCCGCCCGCTGGAGTGCTACTGGGTGGAGGAGGCGTGAGTTCCACCGGCAAGGAGGGCGGCAAGGTAGCCGCCCTCTATATCCGAGTATCCACACTGGATCAGGCCAGGGAGGGCTACTCCCTGGCCGCCCAGCAAGCGGCCTTAGAGGCCTGGGCCGCCCAGAAGGGCTATGCCACGCATCTGTACGCCGATGAGGGCATCAGTGGCAAGGATATAGATCATCGCCCCGCCATGCGCCAGATACTGGCCGACGTGGAGGCCGGCAAGATCGCCGTGGTGGCGGTGTGGGCGCTCTCCAGGCTGACTCGCAGCGTGGCCGATTTGTATGCCACCTGGGAGTTGCTGGCAGCCCATGGCGTGGGCCTGGTAAGCCACACGGAGGGCTTTGATACTGGCAGCCCCACAGGGCGGGCCATGATGGGCCTCCTGGGCGTTTTTGCCCAGATGGAGCGCGAAATCACGGCTGAACGTGTCCGGGCCGCCATGGAGGAGCGGGCGGCCCAGGGGAAGCGCACATGCCACAGCGTCCTGGGCTATGATCTGGATGGATCTGATAGCCTGGTGCCCAATCCCCAGGAGGCAGAGATCATCCGGTACATATTTTCTAAGTACCTGGAGCATAAATCCCTATCCGCCGTGGCGGAGCTCTGCCGGATCAAGGGCTACCACGGCAAGAGAGGCAGGGAGATGTGCGCATGGAGCGTAAAGTTGATCCTCACCCGGCCAATCTACGCCGGGTATAACAGCTGGCATGGGCAGCTCATCCGGGGTAGCCACGAGCCGCTGGTATCGGTGGCTGACTTTAATAGGGTGCAAAGGCTGCTTGCCAATCCGGCCACCGGGCGCAAGGCCAAACGCCCTGTGCAACTTTTAAACTTTAAAAATGGCGAGAAAGGAAATTGAAATGAAATTTACTAAAAAGCGTGATTATACTGGAAGTATCAGAAAAGTCTGGAGCGACGACAAGGAAGTGCGCTTCGGCGTTGTGGGGACTGTCGGCGATCTTCTTCGCGAAGGAATTTTCGAATACTGCGACTACTCCCCCGAAATCTGGGCATTCCTTCCGGCTCCCGGCGCGATCCAAAAGCCCCGTTTCGGCGCAACTCGCGAAGCTGTGCTGGCGAACCTCCCCAAAATGTAACAACCTACGCAAAATAAAAATGATAGCAGGCCCCTGGGATGGGGCCCGCTACCATAACCTTTCTTCGCGGCCACTTGACGGGGGTGGCCGCTTTTATTTTAGCATGGGCGTGCGGTGATGACAAGTGGTAAGGGCTGGAAAGATTGGGATATTGCCGCGTTGCCATTGCCACTTTTATTGCCATTTTGGGTTGCAATACCGCTTTTTTGATTGCTGTTGGCGAAATGGCGTTGCAAATTTGATGCTGCGAAATGTTCCAGAATCACGGAATAGGCGGAAAAATCATAGAAAAAACCGCCCAGATCGTGAAATCTAGACGGTTTTGTGTGGCGGAGATGGAGGGATTTGAACCCCCGCACGCCTTTCGGCGCCTATCGGATTTCGAATCCGAACCCTTCAGCCACTTGGGTACATCTCCATTTCAACTTGCGGTGCAATTCGGCACCTTATGTATTATAGCAGGATATTGGAAAAAAGCAACCCCTTTTATTGTGCAATCTTACGCC